TCCCTGACGCTTCATCCGCCACAAGCATCACGTTATCCGAATGCACACCCTGTAAGGCTTCAGGTTGCTCGGCACGCGATGTGCGAGCCGATATAAACGCTTCCGTGGGTGACGCCACAAGCTCAATGCGATCCGTTTTCATCTCAAGCAACTCGCGCCACAAGGGCGGCAGCTCCTTCACCCATCGCTTGAGTTCAGCAAACAAGGCGTCGTACAACTGGCTCGATGTTGGCGCGGTCACAACCACCTTCACCGGGTAGCGCGTCAACACATACCAAATCATCGCCCAAGATGCGCCGGTTGACTTACCCACACCGTGGCCTGACCTCACGCTAATCTTTCGCTCGCCATCCGATATGGCTTTCAAAAACTCATCCTGCCACGCGTCAGGCGTAACCCCTATCACCTCACGCACAAAAAGCGGTGCGTTCTTTCGGTACTTGCCGATCGCTTCAGCAAACACACGATTGAGATCCTCTTGCGTCCTAATTTCCACGATTCAATACCTTTTTAACCGCCACATGGGAAATAGCCACACCGTGACGCTTTCTCACTTCATCGGCAATGGCGCGCAGTGACATGGAACCAGCAAGCACTTTTATCGTTTCAATGGCCGCTTGCTGCTCGGCAATGGGCACGAGTGCGGCATTTTTCCCACTACCCTCAACCCTAAACCCAAACGGTGCATGGCCGCCAATGTGCCCGCCAGCCTTGCGCTTTGCGGCCTGGCCTACGCGCTGCCGATCCTTAATCACGCGGCGCTCATGCGTGGCAAAGGCCGCCATGATCTCAAGCATCAGCTGCCCGTAAATGTTCTTTTCATCCGTTACGTCGCCATGCCCGTTGATGATCAACCTTATTTGCTTTTCCTTAAACGCGTGAACCGTATTCAACGTATCCATCGAGTTACGGCTAAACCGATCCAGTTTCGCCACAACAATCACATCACCTGGTTGCGGCGTTACACCGTTTGCCGCCAAACGATCAAGAAAATTCAAATGCCCCGATACACCGGCATCCTCAATAAACTGATCAATCACCAGGTTATGCGTTAACGCGTTACCCGTCACTTCCCTGCGTTGCGTGTCCAAACTCGTACCGTTGGCTTGCTCATCCGTGCTAACCCTCAAGTATCCGTAATTCATAACGCCATCCAAACCATCAGTGCATACAACGCGCCGAACGCGGCACCGCCAAGAATCAAAGTTGTTGTGCTGGAGTTCATGCTTACCCTCGTGTTGTGTTAGTGGTGTAACTGTACACCGCGTTAACAATCATGTGTTGCGCTTACTTAAAAATTTTTTGGTTAGCCGACGAACGGATGAACGGTACGGGTTGGGGGTGGAGGGCGTGCCAGGTAAGCGGAACAAGTGCCCGTGATGCGAAGCATAAGTGGGCGCGGAAAGGAACTGGTGCCCGGTAACCGTAAGGTAAGTGGGCGCGTGTTTGGTGCCGCACCAGGCCCGCCCCCCGAAACTTCGCAAGGGGGGGGTGGCCGCGCATCGGGCGTGGCGTCAGCGCAACGCGTCAGCCGTTGTGCGGCGCAACATCAATCACATTGGAATGGTCGTTTACGGCGTGAACATGATCGACAACACGCGACGCCATCAGGTGCGCCTGGTTCATGTTGACCTGTACTGCTATCTGTTGCTTTTGCTCGCCATAGGCTTGCTGGTTCCACTTCCCTGCTAACCACTGGCGGTACTTTGATTGAATGTTCGCCAGGTTCGCGGTTTGCGGCGTCGCTGTATCGACAATCTCCAAACCTTGTTCCGCCAGGCGATGAGCGGCCAGCTCGCGTGCGTGCGCGAGGCCGCGCCTCCTCTCGGGCGTTTTCTCCGCCCACGCGTAAAATTCAAGCGATGTGATTCCCATGTCACGCGCCAAGTGTGTAATTGGCTTCCCATCCGCGATAAGCGAAAACACTGTATCCGGTCCGCCAAACTTGTGGACAACTTTGTTGACAATAGCCGCGATGTCACGTTTCTTCTGATTACTCATCTCCACCACCGCGCCTTGCGCTTCGCGCAGAGCGCGCTCTTCCTCATCAACCTCCGCGCTACCCGCTACAACGCCACCAATCTCCGCATCACGCGCTTTCTCATCACTCATCACTTCTTCCCCTTTGTTCGCATATCCTCAAACACCTTCATCGTCTTATCGCTCAAAGTGTAAGCGTCCTTTGTATCCTTGCCAAATACCGGCTCAACGTCATCCGGCACAATGATCGACATCACTTCGCAACCAGGTATCTCGCGTTTCAGTCTCACGGCTTGCGTAAACACTGGCGCGGCTAGGATCACCGCCAACTCTTCCAACGTCCACACGTCAACACTTGGACGCTGCAACGAATACGCCCAAGCCGAGTCAGCGTTAGCCGCCACACCGAAAACAGTCCCATCGTCCCGCTGACCCTCCATCACATCAACCGTCACCGGATCAGCGCCAAGCGATTCAGCTTCCTTCTCTAACGCGTCATACGCTCTAATCATCCCGCCACAAGCCGAGCGATACCCTTCAACGTCACGCGCTTGATACGCCAACCGACAACGCGCCAACTGTTTCCAAAACCTTAAGCGCGTTTCCTCACTCACTAATTCCGCCAAACGATCCAATCCCCAACGCTCATCCGCTTTGCGCTTTCTCGCCATGACGTTCACCGCCACAGCATTCATCGCCAAAAGGATCTGATCCTTCTCTTCAAACGGTTGCTTCAATCCGTCAAACGGTGAGCCGCCATGAAGATCCGTATGGACCTTCCCTCTTCGCTGTTTACCCGCCATACATCAACTCCTTCCTTTTTCGTTTTCCACTTCCCACTTCCCACTTCACACTTTCCGTTGTAGCCGCCATGGGAAAAACACAAAACCCCTAGCGTCCTACTTAACCGTCCGAAACATTGAAGCGTCCGAATGTGTGTCTTTCAGACACACACACATTTCGGACGCGTTCGCTTTTTGTTCGTGGCGTATTCCGGACTGTTTCGGACGCTATTCCGGACACTTTAGGACGTTTTAACCTATTCCGGACACCGCTATTTAGGACGCTAAAACTCATTCCGACTCATTTCGGACGCTAACGCTATCCAAACCCACTCATCTCTCATGGCGGCATACCCATTTTCGGACAGCGTATCGCGCAATTCCTTCCACCTTTTGCGCTTATCGCTTTCCTCGACATCGCTTCCAAGTCGCTTGTAAACTTCTTCGCGCCACGCATCAATCGTCACGCACCGATGCCTTTCGCCTTGCATAATCCGATACTCGCCTTGCGTTTTAACGACATGGCGCAACGCTTCCCGCGCCACTACTTGATGCTTTCCTCGCCCTGTTTTTTTCCCTTTTCCTTGTGGCGGCTCAAACGTATCAATGTCAGGCAGCTCACCCGTAAACGTTTTAACGACAAGCGTTGATGACTCGTTATCCTCAAATCCCAATCCTTGTGGCGATTCAAGCGCTACCGTTTCCAGCGCGAAATAAACCTCTATTCCGTCCTTGCCATCCTTTTGCTTTGTGAGTTTCAACTGCCCTGATAACTGTTCCTGATGGCGGGTGATCTCAATCTGCGTGTCAACGGCACCAAGAAAACTTGAATGCCCTCTGAGTCCTAGCGAGGCGTCTTTTCCTGAGTGATGCACAACAAGTAGCGCGGCTTGTGTGGCGGCTTGAAGCCTTCCACATTGCGCGATGAATGCACCCATATCTTCACTGGCGTTCTCATTGCCACCGGCGAACGCCCTGGCCAATGTGTCGATAATGATGAGCCGAGGTTTCTCGATCTCGCTCTCCGCGATGGCGAGCAAAAGATCAGTGAAATCCGCTTCCGATGATCTCAGGTTCACTTGTGAACGGATGACGCCAACAGGTATGTCGTTAAAGCCATAATCCTTTCTAAGTCCTGCGATACGCGTGCCAATACCACCATGCCCTTCACCTGCCACATACAACACGCCACCTTGCTGATGGACCTCATGGCCAAGCCATGCCTGTCCACTTGCAACCATGGCGGCCATGTGCAAGGCAATGAATGACTTGAACGTTCCTGGTGGCCCGTACAACGCCATAAAGCCACCCTCTGGAACGATCTTGTCGATCAACCATTTCACCGGCTCATCTTTGGCGTCACGCCACATCTCAACGCGAAATCTGCGTGGCGCTTGATCGCTAAACGGTTCCGATTCAGGTGTGACTGACTCCGGTTCCTTTTCGGCTTTTTTCTCGTTAACTAATCGCTCTGGCGGCTCAATCGCTTCGCCTTGCCAGATCGGCGTTTCATGTACTAGCGCTTTCAGGTCTTCAAGATCATTTTCTTGATCGAGCCACTCGTAAGCATCATCACCAATCACATCCATGCCTAAGTCAATGACACGGATCTGCGCTGCTACGCCTTGCAAAGCATGAGCAACTTTGGCGGCATAACGCCAGCCAGGTAAATCGTGATCCGGCAAGATCACAACGTTTCTGTCTTTGAAATAAGGCGTGATGGCTTCTGGCCAATCCGATGCTCCGGCGTGCGCTGATACCGCTACCACACCAAGGAATGCCGCTAAATGCTCTGCCGCTTTCTCGCCTTCCGTAATAAACACCACTTTGTTTGGATTGGCGGACATCAGCGGTAATTGAAACGGTATCGGCTCCCAACCTGAAATCGTTGGTATCCGCTGCCCTTCGACGATCCTAAACTGCCTGTACGTTTTCCTGCCATCCGGCAACTCATAACGCACCTTCTGAGCCGTTATCTCGCCATCGTCAGTCACATAGTCCCAAGCATAGACTTCGCGCAACCTGATGGGTTTTACGTTGTCCAGTTGATCGTTCCTTAATGTTCTTGGCGGCAATGAGTTCCACGCTAGCCTTCCATCGCCAAGCATGGGTTTGACAGCGTTAAACACTAACTCTTGATCGCACCCACCGAAACACCTAAACAGCAACTTGTTATCGCCATCCGTGATGGCAAGCGATGGATTCTTATCACCGTTCCCACTTCCATGGCCTGGTACAGGGCAAGAAGCTAACCACCCTCGCTTATAACGCTTGGCGTTACCAAGCATCTTCGCCATTTGTTCTGCGTTCAATTGACTCCCCTTTCTATGGCGTCAAAAAACCCCGACTAAAAAGTCGGGGCGCGTTCCGTTGTGACGCTTAGAATTCTTCATCCACCTTGGGCGCTAGCGCAACGGGCGCTTCGTCTTCGCCATCCATCGCCGCGGGTCTCGGTATCCATTGCACCAATTCCCACTTAGGTTTGCGCGTGTTGCCCTTGCCAACTTTCATCAGTTCCGCGCCAACGTACTTAACAACAGGCACCTTGCCTTCGTTCACGGCTCGATCTTTGGCGCACATCATGTAAAGCCCTTCGAGTGCCATGTTTGAGCCGGCACCATTCGATGACCACTCAACCATGCCAAGCGCTTTACTATAAAAGCGCGCAACGAATCCGCGCTTGTGCGCTTCGCTTGGCTGCGCACCTTTCCGTCCTAACTCTGGGTCCGGTTGCCAATCACGCACACCAACATCCAAATGCAACCAACCCGTTTGTGTGGCGTCAATGTCAAACACCATTTGACCCATTTGGATTTCCTGTCCTTCTTTATTCGTCCACGCGTTTGCTTGTGGCGAGAAACGAATATAGGGAAGCCCAGATCCACCACCAGATAGTCCTAACATGAGAGTTTCCTTTTGAAGCGTTAAGCGGTGAAGTTTGGCGCTTTTTTGCGCCCAAGTGTTAAGCCACTTGATTCGGATGTCACCAATTCATCCAAATACTGATAAATCTCTGGAAATTGCTTTTCCATTTGCGCGGGTGTCAAAGGCGTGACCTTATACGCGCCTTTTGTTTCGCTGACAAATTCCAACACCTGGCGCTCGCTGCGCCACTTGCGCTGCGCGCGCTTGGCAACTAGCTCCCAATCCGCAAGCGCGCGTCCATCTTCTAAGGCTTTCGTTGCCCGTTGCTTGATCGCGTTGATCGTTTGCTCGGCATCATCCGCCACGCCAAGAAGGGCATTGATTTCTGTATCACTAAGTGCATCAACTTCTTTCGTGTTGGCGAGCATGTACACCTTGCCAACCTTTTCAGGACACGCTGAACGCGCAGGACACCAGCGGCAATGCGCACCTTCATTCGTTTGCGAGTCAGCGCGCATCGTTTCTGCGATGGCAGGATCAAGCACTGACTGCTTCCATGCCATAAGATCATGGCGGCTCATCTCATGCACTTTAATCGCTGGCTCTTCCCGCGGTTGCACGATGACTAATTTGAACGTTTCAACCGTTTTAGGTACGGTGTTTAGCAAGCCACACGCATAGATTTTCAATTGTGGCGAGTCAGGGCTAACGCTGATCATGCCTGTCTTGAGATCCGCCACCACGCAAGCCGTGTCGCTAAACGCCACACAATCAGCCGTTCCAAAGACATTGGCACCTGATAAGTTCGTTACCGTCACGCGCTTCTCGATCAGCGCTGCACCGTAATCGTCTTGCTCCAAGTCCGTCACAAATTGTGTGTACACATGCGCCCAATGCGCCATTTCATCCGTGATCGTGATGCCATCAATTTCTTGGCCGATATACCCATTAGGCGAAACGCCAAGCTCTAAAACCATTTGCGATAGAGAATGAACCGCTGTACCGATTTGCGCTGCCTCGCCAGCCGGTGAGCGTGGAATGCCGCGCGATAAACGAATGGATGCTGGACATGCAATCCACCTATCTGCGGCTGATGGCGACCATTCAGAATGTTGTGTCATTGTTTACTCCTTGCTTTGTAATACCAGGCCCAAGCGCCGTGTTTTCCGTTGACCCACTTGTACTTTGATTCCCTCTCAACCAATCCTCGTGCCATCAGTGCTTTTAGGTGCTTCCTTGCGCCTTCAGTGGTGCAGCCGAAGTGCTGGGCAAGATCGTTAAGCGAGTAAGGCTGTGTGAGGTGAGCAAGATAGATTTTCTCGGTCTTTGTCAGCGGTTTGTGTTTACGGAGAATCTGTTTAACTAACCATTTGACTTGATCGGTGTGGTGAACAAGTCCGAGGTTATGCGCCATCCGTTGGATTTCAGCGCCGGTCATGTGTTCTTCTCCTTTAGTTTGGCTTCGATGGCTCTGGCGAATTGATATGGAAGCATGTTGCTACCCTCGACACTGCCGTGCATTGTCTGGGCAATATCACCATCCGTCAGCCCAACCCATTCACGTTTGCCGAGCTTGCAAATGCCGCACATACATTCAACAGGCTCTTGCTCCGCAGCTTGTCTCAATTTGCTCATACATCGCCCCCCGCTTTCTTCCTTTGAGCTGCATCCCTTCGGCCAGCTTCAAAGCCCTTTAGCCACAGTGACGTAAACATCCACTCAAGGGTGTATTCAGACTCGCCTCGCTCGCGTTGCAGCTTGTTCGTGCTGTCCCAGTAGTCGGCTTCTTTGCGAGCGATCTCACGCGCCCAGATGCGTTTAGGGGTT